AATCGGTATTGTTTTTTAATGGAGCAGCTGGCGGGAGCTTAACAGTTCATTTCGTGTCTTTTCAAATCAACCGTTTTTTGACATTAACATAGTTATTTATGAAATCTTATGAAATGATTTTTCGCCAAATTCCATCTCTTTTCAGATTTTTTGAGTATTTTTTCTCTCACGAGTACGAGAACCAAGTATGCTAATCATATCGTTCTCACGTGACTGTAATACGTGTGAGTATGTGTCGAGTGTCATTTGTGTGCTTGAGTGCCCAAGCCTGTTCGAGATAACTTTCACATCTTCGATAGTTTCAACTGTTTGAATGAGCCAACTTGCATTCGAGTGTCTAATGCCGTGCGGAGTGATTTTATGTACCCCTGCAATGCTTGCATACTTATACATTGCTCTACGTATAGCGTGCCTACAAACAGGATTTTTTCCACCAAATATGAAATCTTCTTCTCTCGCGTGCATTATATTTTTTAACTCACTCAAGAGAGATAGAGTATCAGGTGTAAGGCGGTTATATCTAATACTGGACGCGGTCTTTGGAGTTTCAATTACCCAATGACCCTCGCCAGTGCTTTCAACCACTTGCTGACAAATAAATATCTGCCCTCGATCGAAATCTAAATGTTGCCACTGCAAACCTTGAAGTTCCCCAATGCGGCAGCCAAGTTCCCCAAAGAGGATAAAGAGAGGATACCAAATCTTATCCTGAGGAATTGCATCAATGAATTTTTCAAATTCTTCTCTTGTCCAGACATCCTTTTCCTTTTGTTGCACAACGTTCACGCGTAAGTGCTTAAGCACGATATCACATATCTGATATGTAGGAGCATCACAATACATGTGTGAATAAGCATAAGCGAGTATGTCCTTAAAGCGCGTGATAACTTTGTTTTTGCGATGCACAGTAATGCCTTCAAGCTGAATAAAATCTGAATACCAATCTTGTATTGTTTCCTTCTTAAAAACATCAGCTATGAGCTTATTGCCAAATTTTGGAAGGAGATACTTTGAATTTACGCTCGCATCACCACGTAATGTTTGAATTTTGACACTGGTGGAGCGGTCTTGTTCCACTTCTTCAAGCAAATCCCTAAAGAAAATTACTTCACAATGCTTTGTGTGTTCCTTGACCCACTCTGCGACTGCACGCTCGTAGTCCCTGTCCGCCTCGCTTTTGCTTGAGTACCCACGTATGGTGCAATTTCTAAATGAATCGTTTACTTTGACTTTTGTTTGGATGTACCAGGTTCCCCTATGTTCATCCTTGTAAATGCCTTTTCTCATCTTGTAATAACTCCTTTCTTTTGTTATAATACAAAAAGGTTTATAGGTTAGTCGTTCCAAATATACTTTCCGAAAACCGCTGAGTCACCAAGAATTGCGGTCTTGATGACTCTTTTTTTGTTAGGCGCGGTTTAACTTCCTAACGGTCAATGAAATAAGATTGAATAAAGTCTCTTACACGTTCAACATCTTCATTAGATAGTAAGTCAAGCATCTCATTGATTTCTTTTTTAACACCATCTAATGTCGGTTCGAATCTCTCCATGTCGCAATCATAACCAATTAACCAAACTTCATTAACTCGTAAATAAATTGCGAGTTTTATTATTGTCTGTTGTTTTGGATCATAATCGCCACGCAAATAGTGAGATAATGCTGAACCTGCGATGCCTGTGTGATATGTAATGTCACGAGCACGTACATTCCTTATTCTCATTATTTCTTTTAGACGTTCAGCGAATGTTGCGACAACTTCCATATACTCTCCTTTCTTTGACCTGCTCCAATTATACCACGACATTACACAAAAACAATATTTATTTTCAATTTTCACATAAAACTATTTGCTTTTTCACATAAACCCATTATAATAGAAGCAGAAATGTGTGAAATCACATAAAATTATCAGAAAGGAGAAGCTCATGGCACCAAAGCAAAAAGGCGGAAATGTTGTATTCGATAATCGCATTTTACGTGGACATATTGTTGCATCATGCGGTTCTATTAAAGAATTCGCACGCAGATTCGGTATTACCGAAAATATGATGCACTTAAAGGTTGCTAATAAGAGCGGTTGGACACGTTCAGATATTGTGAAAGCGTGCTCTATTTTAGCCATCAATGATCCAGAAGAAATGTGGCGTACTTTTTTTTCGGTTTCATGTTGTGAAAACACAATAAAATGACACTCGAAGAAAAGAAAGAACTTCTAACCAAACCTTATTGGGACTACCACGATATTTCAAGATATTGCAACTGCGGAACTACAAAAGCAATTCAATTAAAAACTCAGGCACTTAAAGAGTTCGGCGGCTCAATTCGTTACATGTCTCAATATGTCACAGTTGACTCAGTTATGAAGTGTATCGGAACGACAAGAGAACGAGAAATCGAAATTATTAACTCAGTTCAATCTTAAAGAAAGGAAACCTATGGAAGAACTCGAAAAAATGGAAGTGGTGGAAGCACCTACTCCAGAAACTCAAGGCGCATTAGACATTGTCGATGATTCAAGTCTATTCGCTATGGCAGAGACAGCAGAAAAGCGCGTCAAAGCAATTAACACAATCATCAAAGCTGCATTAGGAGTTACATCCAAATATGACTGGTGTCTAATTGGTGGAGTTCCTTATATGCAAGAAAGTGGTGTTACTAAAGTCGCAAGATTGTTCGGAATCTCCTGGGATATTTGCCCTGGTTATCCAGTGACTGAAGCAGACCAAAATGGTCACAAAACATTCACTTATCGAATGAAATTTACAATGGGAAATTCATCAATTGTTGTCGAAGGTTCTCGATCCAGTAAAGATTCATTCTTCTCCGCAAAGAAATCGGTCGATGAAATCGACTTTAGAGATGTAAAAATCTCTGCTCAAACAAATTGTTTGAATAACGGTATTAAGAAACTCGTACCTGGGTTACGTAACATTGACCTTGGCGTGCTTGAGGAAGCAGGCATAAGAGTGCAAGACCTCAAAGGCTACGACTTCAAAAACAGCGATAAAAAAGATAAGCCAGAAAACAGCGGATTTGCTTGTAAGCACTGCGGAACTGTCATCACTTCACAAGTCGCAAGTTATTCAAAAGCAAAATACAACGTCCACTTATGTGTCGACTGCCAAAAATTAGTCGAATCTGGAAAGTTGACAATTAAATCTTCAAAGGCTCCTGCCCCTGCTTCTGCACCAGCACAAGCGAAGGAAGAAAACCATGAAGAAACCGCTGGAGGTTTACCACTATGATAAACGCCGAGCAAATTAACAAAGCTCTTTACGAAGAAACTGACAAGAGAAGAACCATCTATCCTTGTTACAACTTAAGAGCAAGTTCACTCGGTCATCCTTGCACTCGTTACTTGGTTTACACAATAACAAATTGGCAAGATCAAGAAAAACCTGATGTAGGACTCCAACATATCTTTGATTTAGGTAGTTACGTAGAAGGCTATGTAATCCAAAAAATTAAAGATGCTGGTTATGAAGTCATTACTCCAGTCGATAAAGCCTGGAAGATTGATACTCCTCTCATTCACGGAAGAGAAGACTTAAGAATTAAAGACAAAGAAACTGGAGAGTTATACCCAGTTGAAGTCAAGTCAATGTCTCCGTTTGTTTGGGAGAAACTCAATTCAGTTGAAGACTTCTATAACAGTAAACAAGCACATATTCGTGCTTACCCAGGCCAGCTCTTATGTTATGAATGGAAATTCGAAAAAGATAAAGGTTTCTTCGCATTACTTAACAAAGTTAGTGGAGAAATCAAAATCATTGAAGTTCCATTTGACTGGGAAAAGGCAAACGAACTCTTTGAAAAAGGCAAATTAGTCTACAAACACATCGAAGATAAAACTTTGCCAGAACCAATTGATGATGAATCAGTTTGCGAACATTGTCCATTTGCCCATATCTGTGGTCACATTAGCAGAGAAGGAGCTGAAATCGAAACCGATGGTTATCTCGAAGGACTACTTGATGAAAAGGCAGCACTTAAACCAAGCTACTCGAGATACAACGAAATCGGTGACTTAGTTAAAGACCATATCGGCACAAGACCAAAGGTCATCGCAGGTCATTACATTGTTGAAAGAAAGGTTACAACCAAAGTTAACCCAGATGGATCAATTAAAGAAACTGCAAGACTTAAAGTTACCGATTTGGGAACTGAAGATTCTAACGCCAAAAAAGGCGATTAGATAAAGTCGATTCAATGAGTGACGTACAACAACAACGACATAGAAACCTCCTATGAATGTGCATTTATCTACTTTTTCACACAATAACACTTATTGAATCTCACGGTTTGGCAGTTCCGTATAAAAAACTGCCCTTACGAAAGGAAAGTAATTATGGAAACAGTAATCATAGTTCACTTATTGCTTAACAAGCAGGATTGGAAAATTATCCGTGCGGCAATGAGAGAGAAACATATCTTAGTTAAAGATGTGGTTAAACAACTCGGAACGACTAAAGATTTGTTCTACGACCAAGTTCGTGGAAGAAAACCTGTCTCATTTGAATTTATGAACTTCATTAACAGCCTTAACGTAACACTTACCTATGGAGGTGACAAACATGGCGATTAGAAGAATGTTCTCAAGAGAAATCATCGATTCAGATGCGTTTCTATCTATGCCATCGAGTACTCAAGCACTCTACTTCCACTTAGGCATGAGAGCGGATGATGATGGCGTAGTACAAAACCCAATAGGAATTACCAGATTAGTTGGTTCTGGAACTGATGATCTAAAAGTTCTCCTTATGAAAAGATTTATTCTCCCAATAGGTCAAGGTGAGCTTGTAGTAATCAAACATTGGAAAATCAATAACTTAATCCAAAAAGACCGTTACACACCAACAAAGTATCAAAAGGAATTAGAGATGCTCGAGCTTGATGAAAACAAGGCTTATCGAGAGAAATCTATCAACCTATTAGAAGATACATTATAAATGTATACACTTTGGATACAAAATGGATACACAGGATAGTATAGGTTAGGTTAGTAAAGTATAGATTAGGTTAATAAATATATCTTACTCATATACATTCGTAATCTATATTATCGATTATCGAATATATCGAATTATCGAGTCGAAATGCGTATACGCGAAAGGTAATTAGTTAAATGTTAAAAAGTACATATCCATATTTAGATAATGATGTTCTTAAGTTTATAGACACCAAAATAATAGAAGAACCAAACTTCAGCGAAGATTTATTCAAAAATTGGCTAACCATCAATAAAGTCAACGAAAAACGTAATCCTTCTGCTTATGTTAACAAAGTCTTCTTGGAACAACTAAGACTTGGAACATTCACAAAGGAACCTGAGCTTGTGCACGAATCTCCGGTTGCTCAAGCACTCACGATGCCTATGTTCTGCCACATGCGAGAAATTGGTATTAAGGTTTTACAGGAGTCTACAGGCGACATTGACACAGTTATGAATTATATTCTTAGGAACAAAATTCTAACCCCAAATGAACTTGCTGAACTCAACAGGTCAATCATCAATCATCTTAAAGAGAATTCCGTTAGTTCTGATGGCTTCATACCGCTAATGAAACAATCAAAAACATTACAAGGGAAGATTAACTGGAAAGATGTTGATCAACTCATAGAAAAAAACAGAAAAGAGTGGGCGGAAATATTCGCCGAACTCGATGCACTTATATAGACCGCCGCAATCGGTCAAAGGAACGACTAACAATGAAAAGTAAAAGACTTAGAAAAAAACAAATTCACAAGATTTGGGAAGATAAAAACGAAGAATACTTCCCTCTTGGTTATCACTGGAAACTTTACAACTTAATTAAAGCTAATCCAGGAATCACTGTTAAAGAAATTTGTGAAGCAATGCCAGAATACTACTCTTATAAAGAGAGCGAACACAACTTCACTAATTGTCCTGCGATTTATGAAGATATTGACTACCTTATGTCTTCTGCTCGCATTGAAAAAATCATTATTAAAGACAACGGTACATTCCGCTTAGGCACAGAAGAGGAGTGCATCGATTATGCAAATAAAATCTTTATCAAAGCAAAGAAGTTAATGGCTAAGTACGGTGTAATTGCTCGAAGAATTCCTAAAGACAAACAAGGAAAGCTCTTTGGAACCAATTTGCAACCAATTGACGAAAATTCTCAAGCAAGACCATTTGTTGAGTCATTTATACCTAAGGAGAACGAACATGGCGAACTTCAAGAACACTAATCGTGTAATTGTTACCCTTAGGGATTCAACTGGCGAAAAGGTGGAAAGAAAAATTGTGCCAAAACCGTTAACAAAAATTGCTGAACAACTTGGTCTCGCATCTAATTTGGATCAAGGAGACATCATCGTAATAGAAAGTGAGGAACTCTAATATGGCAGATGAAGAAATCTTAGAACAAGAAGAAATTGAAGAAGAAACAACTGATACTCAAGAAGAATCTAAAAAAGAAAAGGTTGAACTCGACTTCTCAATGAGCGTTGAAGAGCGACTTACTAAAGAAATTGAATTTGCAGAAACTCAATACGAAAAAACAGTTGGCGAATTCTTGCTTAAAAAATTCAAAGAAGACGAGCCGCTTAAAGAAGCATATTTCAATCGTAAAGTCACACTTACTGATGTATGGAAATCGATTATGGATGCAGCTAAGAAAAAAGCTGTCGGCGGTGCTTGTTGCATGAGTGATGAAGAAGTATTTGGTCTCGCAATTCACTTTGTACAAGATAGCAAAGTCGTGGAAGTAAAATCTGAAAAGTTCACACTTTCAAAAGAGACTAAAGAATCACTTAAAGCTCGTGCTGAACAAGAATTCATCCAAGAACAAAAAAGGAAACTTGAAGAAGCCGAAAAGAAACGTATTGAAAAAGAAAAGAAAGCAAAAGAAAAGGCACTCGAAAAAGAGAAGAAGGAACGCGAAGAAAGCGGCCAACTCAATTTGTTTGACCTGATGGAAGAGGAAGAATAATGAATGAGCAAATCCAAGAATACATAAATAAGCACTACGACTTGTTAGGTTCTGGAACTTACTTTCTCGATACATTTGATGACAAAGAAGGTCAGCCGTGCTTACGTACTTGGGCACTCCACAAGCTCAAAGGCAAAGCGCCTGCAATTAAAGAAGTGGTGCGTGAGTACTTAAATGGCGACATCAAAATTCATGGCGATCTCTACTTCATGGGTGCTGCAGGTTATAAAGTCAATTGGGGAAATCATAAGCACTACTCATATTGGATGAATTCTGAGCTTGATGATAACTGGTACTTAGTTGACCTAAAGCAAAGACCAGGAATGTCTACTATCCGTTTGTTCAAAAATTTTGAACTAATAACCATAATGAGGAAGTATATACCATACTTCACTATAAGTGAAAATCTTAACATTATGTTATATGCACAAAGATATAAAGAATTCCCTGACGCTGAAAAACTCGCGAAAGCAGGATTTGAATATCTTGTGATGGACAAAAGAGTGCTCAAACTCTCTAAAGATTCTAAAAAGAAACTCGTAAGTTGGTTACTTAATCCAGAAAATGGCGACTATGTTAAAAGCCATCATCCAGTCTATAACGATATTTCAAGAGCCATTAAAAAAGGTTGGACTATGGACAAGTATTACTACGAACAAACAATTGATGTTTATCAACAGGATTTCAAACAAGCAGGGTTTAGAAGAACTCGTGAACAATGTGAAGAAGTTTATAACTATCTGAACGGTCGCAAAGGACACAAGGTTCAACTTATCGGACTTCATGATTACATTGACTACTTGAGAACAGCAAAAGAAATGAACTTCAATATGCGACTTAAGTCAGTTATATATCCACGAGATGCTCGAGCTGCTCATGACAATTTAATTCAAACGAAAAAAGCTGCCGAATCAAAAGAGATCAACGAGCAGTTAAATAAAATCGCATCAATTCTTAAGGGTTATGAAATTAAACGTAAAGACTTAAGAATCGTAATTCCAACTTGTCAAAAAGACTTTATACAGTGGGGGCAAAAATTGCACATCTGTGTTGGTACTTATGGATATGACAAGAAAATGGTGCGAGGTGATTCACTCATTCTAATGGTCTATGTCAATGACACACCACTCGAATGTTGTGAATTAACTAAAAAACAACGTTCTAATGGTTTAGAAATTTGTCAATTAAGGGGAGCGCACAACTTTGATTCCCCACGACACGAAGAATGCAAATCATTAGTAAACGCATTTATCAGGAATTACAAAAATCAACAACTCATAGGTGCTTGCATCTAAGGAAAGGAGCCAATTATGGCAAAAGGAAAACAATTAACAATTAAAGACGTCAATGCAAAAGTTGACAAATTAACAGATTCATTTATTGAATTTGTAAAAGAAATCAAAACTCAATTAGGACTTGAAGTTCCGACAGAACCAGAAAAAAAATACCCAGTTTTATCTGAAATTACTGAAGTCGGCACAATTGTTGAGCTTAACGGAGAAGATAAAATTCGCTTGCTTGACACTAACTACAATGGAACAGGCAAAAAGATTTGGCAATTTGTCAATGTCTTAAAACCTAATGAAGTGAAGTTAGGTCTTCCATATGACAATAATAAGGGTGGTT